TGGCATATTTAGCGCATTTAATAACACATTTAAATCATGCACACTAAATTCTAGGGTGACTACAAAATCATCTAACATTTCTTTGGTTTTTTCAGACATTTTTACTCCAGTTGTATTCGTCTAATTGAAAATATTTTTTGTACACATCTCGCAAGTGCCAGCATCGTAACTCTAGCATTTGCTTGACTCCTTCCATCGCATTCCACAATTCATCCTCCGTCATCTTCTCTGGAGCATCCATGTAGCGTGCAATTAACATATCCAAGTCTTCGGTAGTTCCCCAGACTTGCATAATGGCTTGATCAATATCACTCTGCGTTTTTCCGAACGGATTTTCGCTTTTTTCTTGGTTTATCTTCTTCATGTGTGTCATCCCTTATGGCATCAAATAAAACTTGAAAATTTAGTTGAAAACTAGAATCGTGTTCTTCTAGTTGGCGCAATACATGAAAGAGAGCTGCTTGCACTTTCTTTTCATCCATTTCCAAACACGATGTGGTTAGCGAATCGACAATCGCTACAACTCCTTCTAAATTAATTAAAACAGATTCTAGATTAGATAATTCACTATAGTACTTCATGATTTTTTCTACCTCTTAATTTGTGTAGTTCCGAAATGGTTACGGTTGCCTCTTGCAGTGAGTCGCACACCCAAATGCCTAGGATGTCACTAAACTGTGAGGTATCTAGATCTTCCACACCGGGCACCAATGCAATGTGGTACGATCCCTGTCCTTGTGGTCTGTGTTCAACAACAAAAGTAGTCATAGGTTCATCTCTTTCTTTATAAACTCAATTGCTTTTTCGTAATGGTAACGCCAATATTTTTCACTAACATCCATATCTTTGTAATTCATTCCATTTAAAAAAGCATCGATTATTTGCTTTTCTTTTGGAGGCATGCGTTCATCTATTATACGACGAATGTCAATTAAATCGTCTACATCCCACGGCAGCCAACCATCGCCTTGAAAACTGGATACAGAATCAAAATCGTCTTGTTCTAGTGGATCGATTTCTTCGTCCGATAATCTGGCTCTGCTGGCGTTTAATATTAATCTCATTTCAATGCTTCCATTAATGCATCCTGAATCGTTATTTTGTTATCTAATACTTTCATAACCTGTTCGTCTACCGATTTCTCGACACAGAGGTGATGAATAATGACTGGTTTCTCTTGCCCTTGGCGGTATATCCTTGCGTTGGCTTGGATATAGTTTTCACTAGACCAGGGGAGATCGTACCAAACAGTCTGCGCTGTTTCACCCGCATTGCATTGGAGGTTAATACCAATTCCTCCCGACTGTGGGTGTGCAAGCAAGACTCTAATTTTACCATCTCGCCACGCTTGAATGTTGGAATCAGTAAGCACAACGGCCTCTGGAAACGCATTCCGAATTCGTTCCAGAGAATGTTTGAAGTGATAAAATACCAAGGTCGGGGAAGAAGTCTCTTCCAAGATCGACTCGAGGCATTCCAACTTAGCCGTATGCACTTCTTGCCAACTCCCGTCCTCTGCATAAACTGCGCCACTTGTGAACTGTAATAGTTTTCCTGTGAGCGTTGCTGCGGTGGATGCGGTGACTGTCTGTCCCTTGATTTCTGTAACCATATCTTTTTTGAGCGCATCATATTTGTAACGTATTTGTTCCGTTATCCCCACTTTATGTAACGTATATGTTACCGTAGGCAGTTCCAAATAATCTTTGGCTTTCAGACTAAAACAGATATCTGAGATTGTTTCTGTGATTATTTGATCTGCTCCCTTATTTAATTCCCAATTATAAATAACACCAGTATGCGGATTTCTTTTACCTGGGCGCATATACTTCGTTCTAAACTTAGTAAGGCTGGTTTCCAGTCGTTGTCCTAAATCCAAAATACCTACCTGCGACCACAGATCAGCCATCCCTTGGGGTGTCGGTGTGCCTGTTAGAATAATGCGCCTCTCGAAGTTCTTTAAGTGTTTCTTCAAGGCTTTGAATCTTTTCGTCGAAGGATCTTTGAAGCGACTCGACTCGTCGATTATCAGATTGTTGAATTGCATCTTTGGTTGATCCAACAACCAAATCAAGTTCTCGAGATTGACTAAGTACACGTTCGAAGAACTCTTCAACGCTGCTAACCGTTGACTTGGTGTGCCCAATATCTTTGCTATCTTTAGGTGTTTTAGGTGTTCCCATTTCTGTGTTTCTTCTTGCCATACTGTCTCCGCTACTCGTTTAGGTGCAATTACTAAAGTTGTTCCTTTAAATTGTTCTGCAATGATCGTCAATGTGGTTGCCGTTTTACCAAGACCTGGTTCAAGAAATAGTCCCATGCTAGGCACAGACTTGGCTTTCTCAATGATGTCTTTTTGATAATTGTGTAGATTTTTTCTTAATAGCATTTAATACTTCTTTTGTTCGTTCGTGTAACCAATCTGCCACATCATACAATTCTCTTTCTGTTGCATCGTTTTTAATCGAATTGGCTCGATTAGAAATAAAAACCACATTGTGTTTAACATAACCCAACTCTGGAATAATACGATCCAATGACGGACATTCTGATATTTTTTTTCTTCCGTTATATCTTCCCCAAACAAATTTTGTTTTAAAGATAGGGCATTCGTTTGTGGTAATTGATTCCAAATAATCTAAATCCAAATCAAAATCTAATTTTTTCTTTTTGGCTCTTACCTTTGCGTTTGCTAATAACTTACCAACATGGCCACGCTTTGTTTTAACATACGCCTCAACATTTCTTCTATTCTTTAATATTTTTGATGAAGTCATCGATATCCTCTTTTGATCGTAATATGTGAACTGGAAATCCAGCCTCACCTAATTCATCAAATATCAGTATCTGTCTTGGGCTTAGTTTCCCCTCCGCTGTCTTTAGTTCTACTAGAAATATCTTTTGGTTTAAGATCACGATTCGATCTGGCACCCCCGTTATTGAACTCAACCATTTGTAACAAAGCCCCGATGATTTTTTGATTGACTTTGTCAGATACGCCTCGATTTCCTTTTCCAGCACAGACATAGTTTTTTATGCCTTCCATAATGTGATTAAAAATAAACTCGGTTAAATATGCTCGGGTTTCTTCCCCCGGCGTTTCTTCACCAACTAAATCAAACACCCGTTGAGCTGCGTGGGTTGACTCGTGGCACACAGTCGATGCCAGATAGAAATCATTATTGGGATCAATCATCTGTTCTAAATCCAAAATGACAATGATCATAGGATGTTTTACATCGGTGATGTAATGTGTTTCAGCGACATTCTCATGATCTAACGCAACCACTTTTTGAAAAATGTTGTTGTCTTTTAGAATGTTCCTAAAATCTTTTTCAGTAAAGCACAACTTTAAATCCGCAGCGGGAAATAGTGGTACTTCTATCTTATAGTATGGTGGTTTTTTCATTTAAAGCCACCACTCAAAAATACAATCAATATGATGCCAATTAATGTTAAGCCGATCATTTCAATTTTGCTCATTAGAAAATCTCCTCTTCATCAAATAGAGTTTGTTTGTCAATAAATGCTTGTGCCTTCTCTGTTAATCTAACGCCAGTGTATTTGTGTTGTCTCTTACCATCGATACGAATTGCCGATGCAGTGACTCCCTTGTCTTGTGTGGCTGCAAGGAATCGTCTCTTGAACGACAGATCATTGCCTGGGTTTAATCCATGTTTGACTGCCCACCGCTTAAAGCACAAGAATACATGATCTTTATCTACTTCACTCATGGCATCGTACTCTAACACTTGATCAACGAATGATCCGATTGGATTAGACATCTCTTCCATGGTTTCAAGCAGTTCTTTGCCTGTCGTGGGTTGTACAAAATAACCACCACGCTCAACCCGTCTGCGTAACCCAGCCATCGCCCAGTTAAAAATGCCCGACAACTCTTTCATTAGTTTGCTGCTCAGTGCCGTATCCTCTTTGCCATAGAATGATTTGCTCATCTTTAGCACCACCATACGGCCAGTCAACGCATTACTGGATTCTGATAATTGCAACACCTCGTTAGAATAAATTACGATTCTGGTCGGGAGGTATCCGTTCCACGAGTCTTTGTTTTTCCGATTGACAGTAACCGTATCACCGCCCACGATCCGCAACAACTGAGAAACAACAGCACCTCGATCTCTGTCAGGCGCTCTCGCATCAGTAAAAGAAGCGAGGAGCTTACCAAGCCAAGGTTGGAGACCAAACGTATCACATAACTCTCCTAACTCTGGTGCTACAGTATTGTGTTGTCCTAACAATTCAACCAGCACCTTGTTGATTGTTCCCTTACCCGATCTACGGGGACCAATGATGTTAAAGAATTTCTGTTGACTTGTATCGCCTGATAAGACATAACCAAATATCTCTTGAAGACAATCGATTGATTCTTGGTCGTGTTCCCATAAATCATTTAAAAAGGTTTCCCATAACGGGCACTTGGCATTTGGATCGTATGGAAATGGCAAACTGTTCTGTGTAAAGAAACCCAACGAGTGTGGCAGTAACACATTGTCTTCCAAGTGAAACAAACCATTTTCTAAACTAACCAGTTTGTTTGCCTCTGGCCTATTGGCACTATATCCTTGCAACCATACTGGCGGTCTTGTGTTGGCGTGATTGGGTAAGTGCACTAGGGCTTTGATTGCATCCATAGCACCGCTCACGCTTGCCGGGTTAGGTGAGAACGGCACAATGTTGCCCTTCTTATCTTGGCGTTTGCACTTATCTAAGAACTTATACACTTCGGAGCGAACTGTGCCGTCTTCTATTTCAGCATAGTGTGTGCCGCGATACGAATAGAAATCATTCACATAATGCACCAACTTAATTCCCTCTTCTGAAGAAAACTTAGTGTCTAGAAATGTCTGAGCGTTCTCCATGGGTGCTAAAGAGAGAATGACATCCCCCTTTGCCAATGCCTCGGTTCTATTGTTGTACGACAGTTTAAAGATCAGCGTGCGTAGTGTCGCACCGCCACCCTTCTTGCTAAATGTCTTCCACTTTGATTCACAGGCGTTGCTTGAATAACTGGAGACACTGCCGTCCCCATATGACCAGCGATCCCATGCCTCACACGCCTCAAGATCACCTTGGAACTGGTGGTGTAAACACATACCGATCTGTAACCAATCGGTGTATCCGCAGTTTGGATCAAACTGTGGCAACAATTCTGATTCTACTTTTGCGAGATCCCAGCCATCGAGCGGTGGGTTGTAATCGGCAAACGCATCACCCGATGCCCGAACTGTACGCTCTGGAATGAGGTGGGTAAGATCTTGCATGGTGGTGGGTAGATCACCACTTAACTTGTGTCCTGTAACAGTAAAGTATCTGCCCTTGGGGTAGATCTCTAAACCCTTGTCGTGATCAACGTGAGCACCTTGTAGATCCGCTATGGTAAATATCTTTACCCCCGTGCCTGACGGGCTGATCTCTTTGTAGCCTTCAATTTTGTTGAATATGTCACACAATTCTTGGTTGGTAAACTCGTTGACGGCATCATCGTAGCAGTCGTCCAAGTCCACCCCAATGATGTGATCGTCCGCAGTAAACACAAAGCCCACGCCATCAAATAGCCCGGTAAGGTAGGCTTTCTCAACGCTTAGAAAGTCTGTCCATGTATCGGGGTTGGTTGAACTGGCAGCCTTGCCCGATGGTTGGACGGGTAGTTTTGACCACCGCTGTGTATCGCCCTCACCAATGAGGACATAGTTCCACAATGTCCATCGTGGCACTGAGCGAAGACTTAGGGGTATGTTTTGGAATAGTACTGGTAATGCTTTCGGTTTCATCTGTTTTCCTTTGCTCTTCTACTTATGCAAATTTTGCCCTACTTTTTCAATTTTCTTTATATCTTTTAGTAATAAGCATATAACTAAAAGTAATCATTATCCACAGTATCCACAGTAGCCATTTTCTAAAAAGTCATATTGCGGCGCACCATTTTTGCTAAAAACCACTATAGGTAGTAGTTCCAAGGGTGTTTACCTACTGCAAATCCATAGTATCCATAGTATCCATAGTATTTCTGAATTATTTTATTTTTATTTTAATATTAAGAATAGAGCTAGGGGTAAAGTGCAAAATTACTGTGGATACTATGGATACTGCGGCGCACCATTTTGTACGAAAAGGCAGCATTTTGTCCATAATACGCAACAAACGGGCTTTACAGGCATTATTTTGACTGTTATGAAGGGTAGGCCACACCCACCATGAAAAAACGCCCTGTGGGGCGTTTTAGCAAGGCTCATGATCGTGCGCTCGTATTTGTCTGTTTACCCATTGGCGAAACTCCACACGATTGTCATGGGTCTGTTCGTCCCTAGCATCCCAAAGAGCATCAAATAGGTGCTCGTCATTTTCCAAAGTAACCTCAATCTTAGTGAGGTTACCCTCTTTATCAAAAATCTCTACTTGTCGTGCTTTCATTTGATTCCATGCCTCCGTTCTATTGCTCTGGCAAACGCCATGATGTCGCCTTCCGTTTGCATTCTAATTCCAATAATCTCTTGATCCGTAAGGGGTTTTGACTTGTAGATTCCGTATAAAACTGGCTTTGATTCCGTGACTACGGCATCTTCATAACCTGGTTGGTACGGCGCCTCTGCCACATAATTTGGCTTATTGCCAGTATATGTCTTTACTGGTTTGTTCATTTATTTCTTTCGTCTTTTAATTTCTCGGTTTATGTACCAGACTGCTTTCTCTAAATCTTCAATGGCATCGTCCTTTAGATCAGCACGCCACACATACTTAATTGCATTACCCAAACAAAACCCCATGTGTTCGGTAATTTGAATGCAGTCGATGCCGCTGGGGTGTGAGGTGTAGTGTTTTGGGTTGTTGACATTGTCGTTCATGGTTTAAGTCTTTCCCATATCTCTGCTAGGGGCATGGAGCGGATTTGCATCCACCCAAAGTATACGCAAGCAAACATGATAAACAAAAAGAAACCAAACACGGCAGCAAAGATAATCACCGCAAATGCGGTGATTACCAAAACAAGTAAATTCATTATTGAGTAAATCATTATTTCATTGCCTCCACAATTCCTTGATCTAGGCATCGTAACATACGCTCTAGAGTCTCTTTGAGATCTTCTACACTCTCACCACTCACACGAATACCATCTTGGGTGTGGGCATAGATCGTGCCATCTTCGTTGTAATAGACTTCGCAAACCGCATACCAATCGTCACCATCTTCGGTGAACTTCACCACTCGATGATTCCAAGTCATGATTGCACCATCTGAATGCGTTTGCCAATCCAGTTCATTACTGGCACGGCCATACTGTTACCCATCGCTTTGTAGCGTGGACCATCGGGACAGTCTTCGGCTGGTTTTTTACGCCACGGGATCATTGTGTGGTTATCGGGAAAGCCCTGTAATCGCTCACACTCAATCGGTGTGAGTCTGCGTACTGCCATAGTGGCTGCGTACACTGATGCCACTTGGTTAGTCACTTCGGTTGATTGTGGTGAGCGACTTGGGTTGTTCGATGCAGTAAGCGTGGGTGCAATCACCTTTGGTCCGCTCGTATTCGTACCACCACAAGCCTCTGTCAAGGTTGCCGTCACATCACCATCGATGGCTTGGTTGTACACATCAACTGCATACGCAGCCGCCACTTGGTTGTCGCCCATGTTACTGCGTATTGTTGGCGATAGATCCTCAACGAATCGATTGTCACCGCCTTCGCGCTGGGCAATTCCGGGTTCAAATGCAATTGCCACACCATGCACATCGGTGTTATTCAATGTAAACGAAATGTCTTCATTCCACCCCATACCTTGGGAGTTCTGCGATGTCGCACCACCACCTTGCAGTGTGTATGCTTTCATACCCACTTTTGGTAAGTTCATACCCACAAATGGTATGTTCCCACCCCCAGTACCCCATGTCGATGTCACAGTCTGGCATACATCGCCCATCTCTTTGACACGACTATCCGATGGGTGGTTTTCGTACACGATCAAGCCACGACCATCTTGCAGATCTTGGTTACCAACACCTTTGTAATCTCTTGCCAATAGTGATCCAATTGTTGTGCCACCATCTGGTGTGCAAGGTATCAAGGTGTTTGTGGTTGGATCGTTTCTTCGTCTGGTTGCGACTGCGTGAGCTGATTGATCGTCGATTGCAAAGCCTGATGAAGTAGTGGCGGGAGTTTCTTGCCCCTTACTTCTGCTCTTCTTAGGATTCCCGAGCAAGCTTTCTTGCTCAAAAAGAACCGCTGCGGCACTTCGCCAGTCTCCAAGACAGCCAACAACGAAGACTCGACGGCGGCGCTGTGGAACTCCGAAGTGTTGAGCGTCGAGCACTCGGTAGGCGAACCCATACCCGAGTTCCCCCAACGCCCCGAGGAAGGCGCCAAAGTCCCGTCCTCCTTTTGAACTGAGGACACCTGGAACGTTTTCCCAAACGATCCACTTGGGTTTGAACTTGTCAGCAATTCCGAGATAGACGAGTGCCAAGTTACCGCGCGGGTCATCCATTCCTTTTCGGAGACCAGCGACTGAGAATGATTGGCATGGTGTTCCTCCAACGAGAAGGTCAATTGGTTCATTTAATTTCCACTCCTTATATTTAGTCATGTCACCAAGATTGGGGACATGGGGGTAATGATGAGCCAACACCGCTGATGGGAATGGCTCGATTTCAGAAAACGCAACGGGATTCCAGCCCAGCGAATGCCAAGCGACCGTTGCAGCCTCAACTCCACTACATACACTAAGATAGTTCAACTTTTCTCCTTTTGAATAGTCGTTTGTACCACGGCAAATCATTATAAACTTGATTGATGTGTTGTTTCAATAAGGATATTACTCCCGCTTCAACCAATCGCTCCCTTACATAATCACTCATGTTGATTTCTACATCACAACTGCCATCATCATTTTCTTTTGTATGAGTGATCGTAAACTGAAAATCCTGTTCTTCTTTCATTACTGCCCCTTAAAGTACTGATCCAATGTTTCTAATTCTACAGTAGTTTCTTCCCAATTGTCCTCACTACCATAGTCACCTCTGGTGGCTCGTAGTCGTTCCACATTGCGAAACTCTGGTTCGATTTCCCACCAAACTGCGGATGCCTCTTTGTATTCTATCCAATCATCGTTCTCAATAAATAGTGGGTGATTCAAACCAACAATATGCACACTGTCAAGATAGTCACGATGCGGGATATATTTTTGGGCGTAGTTTCGGGATGTCTTCACCAATTTGACCTTGTCCCTGGCTCTGATAAATCTATCGTATGCTTTTAACTGCTCTGGAGTTAATTCCATGTGTCTTCCTTAAATGTTTTTCTAATGTACGGCCGTAAGCGACTATGAATTCGCTTAGATCTAAAACCTTTTCACCATTCTTTTCTGAGATCACTAGTCTTCTGTTTTTCTGTGGAATGTTTTCTACCATGTCTAAATAAAATTGTCTATTCATCTTCTTCTTTCAAATGATCGGTGTTAAATGCCTCCATGCTAATCGGCTCTTTGTTTAGTATTGAATTGATGTAACTAACCCGCTCGACTGTCGTGCCTAAGTAGTTCGCCAGTTCTTTATCGGTGGGGCTGCGCTGGAGCTCCTGCGTGAGCATCCGCTCTGCGTACTTGTTTTTACGAATCTCTTCGGTGATGTTGACAGGCAGGCGAATAATATTTTTGGTGTTTGCCACCGCCCGATTGACCTCGGTGATGATGACCTTCTTGGCATACGATGCAAACCGAATGCGCCCCATCGGTTTCCATTTTCGGGCTGCTAGGATCAATGCCTCGTTCCCAAACCCTAACATATCCTCCATGTCCACCGAGGAGTGAGTCCAATGGGGCATCGATTTAATGACAGTGACCACGAACCTTAGATTGTGGGTTACCAGTTTCTCAAGGGCTAATTCATCCCCGTTGGCAATCTTGTGGGCTAACTCGGTTTCAATATCCCTACTGAGAGTGGGGATATTATAAAGGGACCTAAGGTAGTCAGATAGGGCATTCTTTTTGTTTTTCAAAATGGGGCATCTCCACACATGGCATGAGCGTGTTGAAACTGTTGAGCCGGGGTTGGATTCTTTGGTTTGGGCAAAACTTTTAGGGTGCAGCCTGTACGCAAAAATGGTTCACATTCTATACGAGAACCCAGTTTGCGGAGTAATTCACCATCTTGGTATATTAAATATCGGAGCATCGTTTCACCATAAATGATGGGCTTGTTTTATACCGCCCAAATCGTATTCTTAATTTTAGCAGTGTGTATCTTGAATAAATTGCGTTGTTTCGACTGCGATGTGTTTGCCGATGCAAAAGCATAGTCTTTCCAGGCACTACTTTAAAACGTTTTTGTAGTCGCTTAAAAATTGGTCTACCAATCCGATGGGGTTGGTAGAGCCGATTAAATAGGGTTCTCTTAGCGATTCTCAACGATTACCTCAAATGACTTTAATGACATTGATCTGATTGTACCACTTTCTGTCACAAAAATCACATTGTTATTTTCAAGATACCAGCACGCAAACGACACTGAATTGGTGCGTGAAAATGCGTAGGCTGATTTCCATTTGGGGTTACTGTTGCATGGTTTTTGGGAGAGGATCGTATGCCCACCGATTTGATTCGGCGCGATGGCATACATATCCGCATGGGCACTCACACTAAAGAGTGTTGTCATTAGGGCTACGAATAATTTCATTTATTTTATCCAGTATTAATTTGTGAAATGCAACAAGAAGTATCAATATCCATTGTGCGACAGTAGATTTGTCCAATCCAAATGCGATTAGGGCAAAATATCCCACGATAAATAAACCTAAATATTTTAAGATTTGTGCGATCATGGTCTAATCCAAAAAGTAATTAAAAGCGATCTTGTACCAATACTCCTTGACCATTTTCTTTTGTTCTTCGGTTGCCTTGGTGATATCCTCAATCTCCTCTGGCAGTTCCAATTGTGACACCGCCTCGCACCAATTACTATCCTCAAAGGGATCATACTGCTCCCCTGTACGCATAGATTCTATGGCATCCGAGTGTGCCTTTTCTTCTTCTTGGTTGTAGTCGGGCTGATCATCGTAGCCCGACATTAGCCATTTATCATAGCCGTTCATTCTTGACATACTACCCCCTTATTGGTTTGTGAGATAAGCATAAATAAAATATACCACCAATCCAAGGCATGGAGTGATCCATACCATGTGCCCTAAAAACTCCTTGGCATCTTCCCATTCGGTTTTGCCACGGGAGATTGTGATCGCATAGTCGGCATCTCTGAATGCCTCACTTGCTGATCGGCAAGTACGGCCGACCATCTGATGAAGGTTTAGTTCACGATTTTCCATTACGCAGCCCTCCTGATTCTGTAATTGTTTAACACCTTGGTAACTCCAAAATCCCAATCGGATTCTAGATCACGGGCTTTATATAACTGACCATTACCTTCGTTGATCAAGTTTAATACTTGTTTGGTATCCATCAAAAACTCACGATGGGTATTCCAATCGCTAACTAAAAATTTCTGAATCATACTGCCTCCGATAAAAAAGATTGTAAATTTTCTGTTGGTACAAATTTTAACAGTTCCGCAATGGCGGTTTCATCGCCAGTATCCAAATCTTTCTTGATCTGCTGAATTACCAAATCAATCAATGCATCTTGGTTTACTGGCGGATTTACCAGTTTGGTAATAAAACTTTCTACAAATTGTTGTTCCCAGTTCATACTGTTTCCTCCGCAATATCTCGGTTGTACATAAATTGAATCTCTGAATCGGGGTACTGCTTGTACCCCCCATCTATAAAAAACTTAACTGAATCATTAATCCATTCGGGATGATCAGCAAGAAACTCAAGTTCTTTCTTGGTTAACTGCTCTACCATTTGATCGGTTGTCATACTGTTTCCTCCGAGTAATCAATTACTTCATCACGAAACAATGTCACGGGGTATTGCCGATTGGCGATTTGTGCCAACAATTCCAGGAACGAGTCGGCATCGAGGTTGTCACTACCCATCCAACGTTCAATCATTACTGGGGTGATGTATGTTTCTGGTTTCCATTGTGCTTTAGCCATTTTATTTCTCCAAGTGTAGTTTAATTGTTATGGGACATTGAATTTCATTTTCATCGAGCCACATATATAAATCTGTTGCTTTGGGGAAATGAATTTCACCTTTAAATGGTGCGTGCAGCCCCACTTGTTCGTACCCTTTGCCTTCGAGGTAACCTTCGATGCGACTGTAGATTTCTTTCAATCTAAAATCTTCGAGTGTAGTAAAGCAATCGTCACTCACATGATCGCCCATTGATCCATCGGATTCCAGGAAGTAGATTCCTAAATCAAAATCCTCACCTTCTTTTGGTGCTTTTGTGTACTCGTTATTGAGTAACACGCCCACACCAAATTTGGGATATCTGAGGTAGTAGTGTTCGCAGTTACCACCCGTACCAATTTCTTCCATGTATGGGTTGTTTACTGTGCCACACTTATCACACTTACCATTCGTGTGCCAAGTGTCATGCATACAGTGTACGCAAGTGTAATGTTTTTTATCCATTTGTTTTCTCCTTGTTTGCTGATTCAATAAACTGTTTGCAACATTTAATTAATAATTCTTCTGCATCTTTATAATGTATTTTACCATCGTCCCATTGCTCATGGATATCGTTGACTGAAAAATGCAAATCATCAATGGTGTATAAAATCATACAGTTTCCTCCTTTAACATGGATTCAATTTGAGCGAGTTTTGTTTTCTGTTCTTGCAAGAATTCCAAAACAGTTTTGAACTCATCAAAACCATCGATGCGGACATCATACAAATTGCCCTCATCAATGGCATCACATAAATCAAAATAAACTTCTTGAACTTTAGTTTTTAGGCTGCTCATACAGTTTTCCTTTTTAAAATTAAGCGTAATACGAAATGCCTTCGGGGATTGCATTGACATCTGTGCATTCCTCAAAGTGATCCACACTATGGACGGGCATACGATTCCCGTCCACCCACACAAACACCTTACTATCTGGCGACTCAAATGCCTGTAACGCTGATATCAGTTCTTGTATTGTCATGATAGTTTCTCAGTTAAGTTACCTTCGTTCCACATGGCTCTAGCAAAATTAATAATGTCATCACTTACTGGGAAATCATAACTCTCGGCATGATGCTCGATAACATCCATAGGGCATTGATCTTCTGTGGGGAAATTGTCGCCCCACAATTCACCCCATGATTTCTCATTGGTTTTTTCTACCCAGTAATCGCACACACCGACTTCCATTGAACGCATTACCATTGCATTCATGCAATCCAATGACAAGTAACCCCAATTAGATAATTCATTGCGGACATCCAAAACATTCTTATTGGGATTTTTTGCGATGTACTCCTTGATATAACTATCATCCACTTCAAATACCATTTTGATTTTCATAACATTCTCCTTGTAAGAACCTTAATTGTCGTACTACTGGTGCAAAAATATATAGGGATAAACCCTGGCCAAGTTAGGCCAGGGTAAACCCGGGTCTTTGGGCTGCGGGGTATCCCTATGCATTTTCATGAGTCTACTTCTACTTCCGCCACCCTCCAATCGTGGGCATTGTAGTCCTCCATGTAACCCTTCTTAACTGCGTATGCCATGCCTTTTATGAGATCAGCAAGTTCTGCCTCTGCCTCCTCACGAGTATCAAACAATTCAAGATCCTCTTCATTAGGCACTTCCCACCCCCCATCAAAAAACAATGCCTCAATTTGGTATTTTTTCATTTGATCCTCTGAATAAACATATTGTCAAACCAATCACCCACACCCGTTTCGAGTTCATCAAATACATTGTGGATGGTTTTATTAAACATATTGATGAACTCATTGTCATCATACACATTGGTATCTTTATATTGGTGATAGAACGAATTGACAGTATGAATTTCGATGATCTCGCCACCATTCCATTCACATAAAAATAATTTTTCGGTTTCTTTACTTAAATTAATTGGATATTGCATTTTCTAATACCTCCATGTTTGCAGTTACATTTTCCATTTTATTGGTGCGAAAACAATTCTCAAAAATTGCCCATTTGAAATCGTACTTTTGTAATTTTGCTAAATACTCTTCCGATACTTCCAAATCAAATTGAGCATTGACTCTAATTTTGAATTTCTTTTTTGCCATGTTAATTCCCTGTAAATAAGTGATCAATATTGATCCAGTAATGCACTCATAGAATGCACTACTAGGCAACATTAAATAAAT